CGTAGGGTGGATCGGTCACCATCAGCAGCGGTTTCACAGTGCCGAACAGCCGCTCAGTGTCGGTCGCCACGGTGCTGTCACCGCAGAGCAGTCGATGGTTGCCAAGGATCCAGAGGTCACCGAGGCGACTGACCGGGTCCTCTGGCGTGTCCGGAATGTCGTCCTCACCCTCCTGCGGACCTGTGCCTGCATCAAGGCTGTTCATCAGCGCGTTCAGCTCGTCGTCGGTGAAGCCCGTCAGCCCCAGATCAAAATCAGCCTCCAGCAGGTCCGCCAGTTCGAGGTTCAGCAGGTCCTTGTCCCACTCAGCGTTTTCGCTAGAACGGTTGTCCATGATCCGGAAGGCGCGGGCTTGGGCCTCGGTCAGCCCCTTGGCAACATGCACCGGTGCGGATTGAAGACCGAGCTTGCGCGCCGCTTCCAGTCGCGTGTGCCCAGCCAAGACGACCATTGCCTCATCGACAACGATGGGCTGCCGCCAGCCAAACTCCTGGATCGACGCTGCGACCGTGGCGATGGCCTGCTCGTTGCGCCGTGGGTTGCGCGCATAAGGAATGATCTGCCCAAGAGGCAGTTCGATAACGTCCATCGGTGTTTCCTGATGTTGGTCCCGAAACGAAACGGGTCTGGCCCGCGAAACGAAATGGGGTCAGAGGGCCATTTCGTTTCAACCGGGGTTTAGGGGCCGTCAGCCCTATGTTTTATTAGGCTTGCGCGCAAACCGAAACGAAACGGGTGTTTTCGGCGGTGTCACTGGGAAAGCGTCGCGCTGCGCCCCCCCGTATACGGTTAGAAACAGGAAGGACCCGTTCAATATCAATGGGTTAAGCGGCGCAAAATCTGAGTGGAGACAGTTTTTTCCAACAATCGGTTACCATTTGCGACCCTACAAACCCGTTCAAATCGACTTGGCGCTTTTAGCCACACGACGATCATCTTATCGTTTTTATAGCTTCTCGATCTGGATCTGTCACAGATTAAAGTGTCTCACCAAAAAGTGTCTCACCTGCACGAGAGGGGTTGACAGGGCGGTGGCGTTCTCCGCAGCCCCGATCACTCAAGCGATCCGCTGGATAACATACTTCATCGACCGCTTGCGCGGCACTGCCAGGCCGTGCTGGAGGCTTCGTTTCCTGACACCTACGTGTGTTAATATTTTCAATCTGATCGGTCTGTGGAGTTAATTATTTAGCTGGTTTAAGAGCGGCACCGTCATTCCATTTCATCCAAATGTACGGATGCATTTCATCGGGGCTGAGAAATGTCCGGACGGAAAAAATCGGGGCTTTTTGGTCTGCTTCACCCGCAAACCATTCAGGGTCAGGCCTTGAGGCATCAATGCTTCCTGCCCAAACGCCACAGAAGCTCGATCGTATGAATTCGTCTTCATTGTGCGTAATGGGCTCATCACGCGCCAGTTCCTTGAGTATATGGTTCGCTTCTTGGTCAATCAGCTCAAGAAAGCCTGGGCCAATTTCACAATCGCTACGTTCAATCAGCCTTTCAAGGGCATGATAATTCAAGCTGACCCTTGCAATCTGCAAGCTACGTGTTGTGCGTGTGGTTTCAGCAATGACGACGGAATATAAGAGCACATTTTCTGCAAAAAGCTCCTGTTCTTCATGCTGGGTCTGCATTGCGACTACTTCTCTGTAGACAACTCGGACGGTCCCAGATGATGCATAAGAACCGGTAATAACGCCTGGCATTTTCTTGATTTGCTTGATCAATCGTATACGGGCTTTAAGACTGGGTCGGATTTCCCTTATTTTTAAAAAAATATCGGGAACATCGGCCGGTTTCTTGCGTGCTAGTGACATCGCCTCGCGAGCATAACCGCGCTTAAACGACAGGCGACGAGCTGCCTCGGCACTTGATAATATGTCTTTAGAGGTCACGGCGTCACCTCCAGAGTTTCAGTTTTGCCTAGCCGATTTGTCGCACTCATCATAAACATGGTCAACGTCCCGGGTTGTCTCAAGAACGGCAAGGGCACCAAAACGCAGAGGATGACAGGCTGGACCTACGTCGACTCGCTATCAACGAGGTCATGCATCCCACGCGCACGACTTCGAGCATATTGTTTATTTAGCCTCTCGCTCAGTGAATGTCTCGCCTTCCGATGTCCCGCTGAAAGGTGCCCAGCTGGACCGAAGGGAGTTCACAGGGCGGCCATAGCGAGACCGCCCCGCAAGATCAAGCCGTCCGCTCAATCACGAACTCCATCGACCGCTTGCGCGGCACAGTTCGGCCGTTCAAGCGCCAAACAATCACGGCAAGCCCATACTCGTGCCGCCGACTGGCCGTGGCCCGGCTGATACCATGCTGCCAGCATATCCCCTTCCACGCCTTGCGGTTGGCGCGTGCCCAAAGGATCTGCCCGATGTCCTTGTCCACCCACCGCAGCCAGAGCATCGCCTCATCGGCTTGCGTGATCATCCGCGGGGATGGCAGAGGGCGACGCATCTTCGGCTCCTGTTCGACTTGGTCAGCAAAGCCGTGCACGTACTCGGGCCAGGCGCTGACATAGCCTTGCGGGCGTACCGGCGGCAGGTTGTGCATCACGTCCGCCGCGAGGTCCAGCCGGTCAGCCACCATAGCGCGGGTCCAGTCATCGGCCATTGCGCACCTCCCGCACCGCGGGCAGCTTGCCATAAAGCTTTTCGCCAAGCTGACGGACCAGCTCGCGCTCTGGCCAGGTCAGCCTGTAATCATCGACGCTGACAGCCAGCATCTGCTGTTCCTGCCAGCCATCGCGCTTGATCTGGTCGGGATCGCGGCGGTTGCCGCCGTACCCCTTTGGGGCGAACCGCATGCCGCTCATGATGCACCTCCGTTCGTCTCCAGCGCCCAAAGCAAGATCGCAATAGCATCTGCCTCGTTGTCGTCCGCTGGACTGAAGCCACGACGGCGGGCAGCGTCGATCATCGCCTGCTTGTTCGCGTTGCCCTGGCCCGTCAGGAATTTCTTGATGGTGCCAACCGGCACGCCCTGGTATGGCACCCCGCGCAATTCACCCCAACTAGTGAGGACAGCCAGCAGACCCCCAAAGACATGGGCTGCGTCGGTGCCTGCGTGCCGACGCACTTCTTCGAAATAGATCGCCTCAATCGGACCGCTGAGCCGGTCGATCTCCGTCAGCCAGTTGGTGAAGCGCAGATAGCGCATGCCGCCGCCGTCATATCGGCTAGGTTTGAAGCTGACAGTGCCGCTGGTGATCAGGCCGTCAAAGCCGCGGATGGCCCAGCCGGTGGTCGTACCTAGATCAAGGGCTAGGATGGTGCGTGGGCCCTGTGCAGGCGGCATGGGCGTTTTCGGGGTTGCGCCGAGATTGGCGCTGGCGAGAGTCATATCAGCCATGAGTGGTCTCCTCTTCTGGTGGGCTGCTCGGGTGGAAGACGACGGCGGTTGATGCTTGGCGGTACTGGCCGCCGTCGTCGGATTGTTCTGGGTCAAAACTTTGGCCCCCAAAAAATGCCCAGGGGTGGGTGGTGTCTCCCCCGCCTTAAGCGGGGAGAACACCTACCCCTTAGGGTAGGAAATTCCGTGTTCTGTGTTCCTGTGTAAGTCATTGAAAATAAATGTGGATTTCCAGAACACGGATTGGAAAATGTCAGACCGCAATCCGTGTTCTGTATTCCGGCGTAACGCTTTGATTTTGCAATACGAATTCCAGAACACAGAACACGGGCACCAGGAACACGGGCCGTGTTTTGGCAAGAACACGGACGATCCGTGTTCTTGGACAGGCTCTTTTGGGGTGCCGGGTTCATGCCTCATCCCCGTCTTGATCGACCCAGACGTCCGGGTTCTCAACCGGCAAGATTGCTCCAGATTGGGGGCACATGTAGTCGGACGGGAGCACCCGAATGAAGGCCGGGCACACCTCGCCGGTCTCGTCGTCGACCACTTCCCGGTCGGTCCGCAGGTGCATATTTTTGACGCAGAGATACCCGAACTTGGACCGGTTCCGCTTAAGGCCAAGCTCTTTGATCTGTTCACCGCGCACGAACTTCACATGGCCCTTGGTGGCAAGCACATGCAGGCGTTCCCGGATGCTGGTCTGACCTCCAAGGCTGCCCTTGTTCTCGAAGCTAGCCGCGAACTGGCTGAGCGTGAACATCTTTCCCTGTTCAGCCTGCTCACTGAGCATATGGACAATCACGCCGCCCTTTCGATCCCGTTCAGCGTCGTGTTTTGCGCCAGAGTCTTGGCGTACAAGCCGCTCGTTCATCGGGTTGATCTCGGTCCATTCACCCTTGACCTTGTCGATGATCTTGGACTCCAGCGCTGGTCCGTTGCGCAGCTCGATCTCCAGTTTGCGCTGTGGGTTTTCTTCATCAGGCCGGTGCAGGATCAGCCCTGATGTATAGAAGCCCCGCAGGGCACTGGCACCTGATAGTGCCAGAAACGGGTCATCCTTGACCTGCTGCTTGCTGAGCTTCTTGGTATGATGCGCGAGGATCACACCGCACTCTGGGTTGATGTGATCGCGCAGAACCTCGACCCTTTCCTTGAGGAAAAACATCATCGCAGTGTTGTCGTTTTCGCCGCCGCCGTCGGGTCCGCCGTCAAATATATTGCGGATCGGATCGATGCAGATGATGTCGACCGGCTCGGCCGGGAATGACCGCATGATGGCCTGTGCGACACGGACGCTGCCCTCGACATCAAGCAGAAGGTTTAGCTTTGGCGTGGCGACCAGATTGTCCCGCGCGCCGGTCAGCACCTCTTTCGGGAGGGTAATCTGCTTCATGCGTTCGCGCAGATAGTGGTACTGGATTTCGGCCTGCAGGTAGAACACGCGCAGCGGTCGCGGCGGTGTGAAGTCGAGAAACGGCACGCCCGCGGCCATGTGCACCAGCCAGGAGATCAGCAGATCGCTCTTGCCGACCTTGGGCGCACCACCCAGCACCAGCAGCCCACCCGGCGTCAGAACGCGCGGTGCGATGATGTCGGCGGGCATCGGGCTGTCATCGTCCAGCAGCGCGCCAAGCGTGAAGGCGGGCATCTCATTGGGCGCAGGCGCGGCGCTGTCGAGACGGATCAAGGGTGGTCCGTATTTTTCGACATGCCGGGCCCAGAGCCGCTCGGACTCGCGCTTGAGCCGCTCCACTGACCACTCTGGCCGCAGCATTGCGGCGTTGTAGCCGCAGATGCCCTCCCAGCCCTCGTCTTTCGACATCCGGCCCTCATGCACCATGCGGATGAAATACCCGATGGCGGCCGAGGCCCCCTCGAAACGCGACCAGTCATCCTGCGCGCTCTCGCGCACCGGGGTGACCAGCACATCATCGACGGCAGGCTTGTCGGGCGCGGTAAAGTCCGGCTGCAGCGACACGCCCGGCGCGGGTGGCATGTCGGTGACGGCTTCCGTGAACTCACCCAGATCACGCTCGAGTTCGGCGTTCAGCGTGACGATGCGCACCTGCGTCTTGAGGCTGTTCTTGTAATAGACCGAGCCTGCCACGCGGATGGGCTGATGCGCTGAGCGGAAATGCATATCGCCGCCGACCTTGGCGGCAATGTCACCGCGGATACGGGTCACGCGCGCGATGTCGCTGCCCTCGGCAGGCTCGGTCAGTTTCCACCAGACATGCGCCTTGTGCTGGCCCTCTGGCGTCACACCGCCGCTTTCCACTACCATGGTGGGTGGGCCGAGATGACGTTCGAGATGGGCCCGCTTGGCGGCGATATCGCCGGTATCGATATCAACCACCACAGCCTGCATCTGCTGAATGTCGGCCGCCTTGGCCTGTCCTTGCTCGGCGACAGAGCCGGGGATGACATAGACAGCAGCCCCTTCGCGTGCCGCCCAGTTGGCAAAGGTGGTCATCTTGTCGGTGACGTTTTCACCGGCATCGATCCAGATGTTATGCGGGCGGCCATCGATGCCCTGGCCTTTGTCGATGAAGCTGCGGACCGGGATCAGACCGTCGCAATAGCCGAACACCACCTCCATGAACTGGGCGATCTGCTCGGGGTCCGGTTCATCACCAAACACATCGATCTGTGGCGCGGCATCGTTGAAGTCCCGCCACGGATTGAAATGGACGAGATTTTCCTTGGGCGTCTCGGAGGATAGGTCATCCGATGGGGTTTGAGGGTCGTCGTGATTGGTGCTCATGTTGGCATCCTCTGTGTCATTTGGGGTGTCGGGCGGGTCCTTTGGGGCATCCGTCATGTCGGCAGCCCCCAACACCGCTCTGCCCAGGAGCAGAACCGGCATTCGAAAAAGTCGCGATTGGCGGCGACGCGCGGCAGCAACTCACCTGCGTCAGTGGCTTGCAGGATCCGGACGCCGCGATCGGACATCCGCTGCGCGAGGTCGGCGTCGAAGGGCACAAGCTCGTGGTGCAGCTCGGCGGTATCCTTGTTGATCGCGGTGAACACGGCGGGTGCCGCGCTGATGCCAGGCACGCTTGCTTCCATGTAGGCCTGGTAGACTGCGATCTGGGCGGCATAGACGGGCTTCGATTTGCTCACCCCGTCCTTGACGCAGGCGCGCCAGTTCTTGGCGTTCATGGTCTTGCATTCCCAGAGTGCCGGGACGGCGAGCCCGAAGCCTTCTGGTCCAGCGGCAAAGATGCCATCGACATGACCGCGGATGCGCCCGCCTGCGACCGAGAACCCGAACTGGCCGCCATCTGGGTGGTTGCCCTTTTGCGTGTAGAGCTCGAACCCCGCGCCGCGCAGCCAGCGGATGGCGAGATCTTCCAGATCGTGCCCAATGGCGAAGATGCGCAGCAGCTGGCCGGAGAAGTCCTGCCCCTCGTCCTTGGGCGCGTGCGTGAACTCGAATTGCAGGGCACGCTCGCAAGCGTGGCCGAGGCGCGAGCCGCCGAGATAATCGCGTGGGATGCGAGCAGCATTGTCAGCGGTCAGGTTTGCGTCGACTGCGGCGTTCACCTTGTCGGCAAAGCTGGGCCTGTGATTATAGTCTATCATCAGAATGGGATCTCCGTATCCTTGGCGATCAGAGCCATTTCAGCGCGGAATGCAGCGATGATGATCACGATCAGCTGATGCATGTCGTGCTGGGTGAGCTGACCCAACGGCCGGTCCCAGCCGATGCGCTCCATCTCGGGGGCGAGCGCGCGCATGACGGCAGGCATCGCCATTGCTTCTTCTTCGGTTATCTCTGCCATGTTCATTCCTTTCCTGGCTTTTTGTGTGAAGGCTGCCTGGCACTGCATTGAGCAGAACCAGCGGTATGTGCGTTTGCCGCGCGGCCTATTCGGATCGAACCAACCAAAGCCGCGGGTGCGGGATGTGCAGACGGCGCAGAGCGTGCCGCGCGGATGCCACAGGCGATCAAAGCCCGGGCGATCCGCAGCCTCTGTGGACGGGGATGCGATTTGCGCGACATGGCTCATGCGGCCTC